GGTATTTTAGATGGTTTATACTAATTTTCTTAATAATTAGTAGTTTAACTTTTTTACCAGCATTTTCATGGCTATTTGAAAAAGAAGACCCCCTCAAACAAATGATAATAGAACCAGAATTTGATGAACATGAAGAAGTTGATGTTGAAATGCATGGAAAACATTGGAAGGTTTCAGGTACTGGTAAGAATGAGAAAAGTAAAAAAGGAAATAAACATGGTCGTAAAGCAGGTCGTCTTGCAAAAATCAATGCTTGCTTACATACTTATGTTAAAGTAACACCACACTCTGGATTAATTGATTTTGAAAAATCTATAATTAATACAATACAAAAAGGTGTTGTGGTTATAATGGCAGTCGCTTATGATCGAGACATTAATGATCCAGAAAAGAAATATTTAAAAGGTTTCAATACTTCTGGTTTTCATATTCGAGATGGATGTTTTCAAGTATCAGCTCATTTTTTCCATTGTACTCAAGATTTGAAGCATTTAGTTATGATTATTTGTTTTGGAGGAAAGAAATACAAAACAGAATTTCCAACTAATGCGATACAAATTGATAATGAGGATGTATGTGTTTTTAAAGTAAGATTACCTACTTTACCAAAAAGTCTAGAAAAATACTTGTGTACTGCAGATAAATATCCTGACGTTCCTGCAGGTTGTAATATGCGAATTATTGAACCTATGGATGATGGATCTTTTAACGTGTTAAACGTTAATAGAGGTGATCATAGGCCAGGTATAAAATATGAGAGTTTTAACCATACACCTATTATAATCGATGTACCATTAATCTACTCAAATGTTGGCTTACATGAAGGTGTTTCAGGAGCTCCTGTTTTAGTGGCTTTAGAAAATGGAGAGGCAAAAATTATAGCTTCCCACGTGGGTATAGATGATAAAACAAGAGAAGGTATAGCTATACCTATTGATAGAGACACTTTTACTAGGGCTATTGATATGTTAAATGGTAAAGAAGTTTTAGAAATTGAATCAGAAGATGATATGCATTCTCCTACAACAGTAAATTTACATGTGTCTAGTATAAGTGATATTGAATTTCCTTTAAAAATAATTAAAGTATTACCAGATAATGAAGCTTATAATTTGCCCACTAGGAATAATATAAGACGTAGTAGTTTATATGGTATATTTGGTGAACCAACTAATATACCAACACGTATGTTACCTTTTGTTCATGATGGTAAATTGGTGGATCCAAGATTAAATGGTCTTAAAAAATTGACACAAGAGGAATTTGAAGGATCTTTGGATGAAGGATTAAAAGATTACTTAAGATATTATTATCCCAAAAATAAAGAATATTCTTTTTTATTATCCTGGGAACAAGTATTAAATGGTTGTCCTAATGAAGATGTTAGTTCTATAAGATTTGCATCATCAACAGGTTATCCTTTTAACATAGGAGACTTACGTAATAAGAAAAACTATATAGATTTCTTAGAAAATGCACCTATTCCATTTGTCTTAAGACAAGATTTTTTAGATCATTTATGTTTTCTTGAAAGTAGGTTATTACAAGGTAAACAAATAGAATGTGTGTGGGAAGATTGTTTTAAAGCTGAAACAAGACCAATAGAGAATGTATTAGATGGTAAAACAAGATTGTTTTCTATATGTCCGTTAGATTATTTACTCTTAGATAGAAAATATTTAGGAGCATTTTATGGATATATGAAAACAAGACGATCTAGTGCACCTAGTAAAATAGGTATTGATCCTCACTCTTCTGAATGGCTTAGTACATATATTAAACATTCAGAAAAAGCACAATCAGTAATTGCAGGTGATTTTAAAAATTGGGATGGTAAGATGCCTTCATGGGTAACAAAATTTGTAGTTAGTTTCATTAATGAATGGTATGATGATGGGCCAATTAATGCACGAGTACGAGAGTTATTATTTGAACATAAATATAATGCTATACGTTTGTTTGGAAATATTTTATATCAAGTAAAAGCAGGAAAACCATCAGGTACTTATGGTACAGGAGAAACTAATTCCTTAGAAAACACTACTATTACTCTAGCAGTATTAACTGAAGATTTAAATATACCTTTCGATAAAATTCAGCTGAGCGTTTATGGTGATGATAATGTAATTACTATAGATGTACCAGGAATTAGAGTTAAAGATCTTGCACCTCATTTTTTAAGACGATTTAATATGACTTACACACATTTTACAAAAAGTGATATGGATGTTGATGATACTATGCAAACAATTAATTTTCTTGGTCGTTCTTTCAAATTATATATGTCTCAATGTTTAGCTCCTTT